ACCCAACAATAACAGACAAGGCTACGATATTTTATTTTAAAGAATATAGACCAGGGGTTAAAGTTTATCCGTTGCCAAGTTGGGTTGCTTGTTGTAATTGGATAGAGAGTGATATAGAAGTTAGTAAAGCTACATTGACTAAGGCAATGACTGGTTTTAGTGCTTCAAAAATGATTAGCTTTTTCAATGGTCAACCGGCAGATGAAACTGCTAAGCGTGATATTGAACAAAGAGTTAAGAATAAGTTTACTGGTGGAGAGGGTGAAACTGTGATGATCACTTTTAATGACGACAAAACACAAGCACCAGAAGTAAACGATTTAGGTGCGAGTGATTTGACAAAAGAAGATTTTAGCCGAATAGATAGTTTAATAACTCAAAATATTTTTGCAGGACATAGTGTTTCACATCCATTATTATTTGGTATACAACAGGAGGGGAAATTAGGAAGTGCAACCGAATTAAAGATTGCATTTGATACGTTCAAAAATACCTATGCAACTGCTAAGCAAAAGCAGTTTGAGGACTTGATGTCATACTTTGCATCATGTAATGGTGTAGTTGCTAAGTTTAAAATAAAAGACATTGAACCAGTAGGGGTTGACATCAATCCAGTTGACTTTAAAGAAATGTTACCGAAAGAATGGGTATTTGAAAAGTTGGGAATTGATGGCAGCAAATACGGAGTTGAATCTACTACATCAAATGGAACAGTTACTGCAACTACACCAACTGCATTGACTAATGATACACTTGTAAACATTACCGGCAGACAGCAGCAGGCACTAATGAGAATTAGCAGACTTTTCACACAAGGAAAGCTAAGCAAAGCACAAGCTGCAATTCAACTTAAAGGTTTTGGATTTACTGATGAGGACATAAATAATTATTTGGGAGTTGATGATAACCCTACTACTTTAGATACTAAGTTTTCAAGTGATGAACAAAATATTGATTTGGCTTTTTTAGAATTTGGCAGCGAACGTAGTGGCTACAACTTTATTAAGTCAACATCTTATTATGATGATGATAGTTTCGATATTCAACTTGCATTTGATGCTGCTTTAGAATTAAACGAATTAGAACAACAAGTAAAAGACTTATTACAAAACAATAATAAACTTAGCAATGAAGAGTTAGCACAGGCTACAATGCAGCCTATCGAGGTAATAGATGATATTTTAAAAAAGTTTATTGAGTATAAAATTATTGAACGTGCTGAAAGTGGCATCATAAAAGTAATTGTAAAAACTCCAAAATTTGAACTTCCTAAGATTGAAATATTTTACACTTATGAGAAAAGAAAAGATGTAAGCGGTGCTGATATTTTACCAACATCAAGACCATTCTGTAAAAAGATGGTTGGACTTTCATCGAGTAGAATGTGGAGCAGAAAAGACATTCAAAATATTTCGCAAAGATTAGGATATAACGTGTTTAAAGCAGCTGGAGGGTTTTGGAATAATAACGGAACAATAGAAGCACATTGCCGTCACGAATGGGTAGCTAATGCAGTAATAAAGAAAAATAAATAATATGAGTGCTAATACCTTACTTGTAATGCCTAGTGTTGTAAAAGACAGAACAGCATTACATACGAACATAGATGATAAACTTATTTATCCTGAAATTAAAACTATTCAGGATATGGTAATGATGCCAATGCTCGGCAGTCAATTATTCACTAAATTACAAAGTGATATTGCAGCTAATACTTTGGCAGGAGTTTACAAGACTTTAGTAGATAGTTATTTGATTGATGCGATGTGTTGGTTGGTTGTTAGCGAAGTTATTGGAAGCATCAATTATCAAGTTTGGAATACTGGCGTAACAAGCACTAATGCAGACAAGACAACTAATTCATCACTTGCTGAAATTAACTTGCTAAAAACAAAGTATAAGCAACGAGCAGAGCATTATATGAAACGTGCAAGATTGTATCTAATACAAAACGGAGGTTCTTATCCTGAATATAGAAATGTGACTGGTGGTATTGATACTGTATTTCCAGATAAAACTTCTTACACTTGCCCAATTTATTTAGGTGATGAAAACGATTATCCTAAGGATAGTTATTCAAGACGTAGCAACGAAAAGACCAGGGCGAACATATTACCTTATCCAAATTATAACCCATAATATGAGCAAAGGAATTAGTAAAAAAACTATTGAAAAATTAAAGGTTTACTTAGCAAAACAAAATGACTCCACTAACACTAAAGCAAATAATTTACAGACTTCAAACACTAGCACAAAGTCACTATCAAATTAAGCACTTTTTTATTGGTGACTTTGAAGAGTTTTTAGCTAATGGTGAGGTAACATATCCAGCTTGTTTTGTTGAGTTAAAGCCTACCGGTAGAATTAGTAAGACTGATAAAATGACTTTTTACAATTTTACTTTTCACTTTTTGGACTTGATGGATATTGCTACAGATAGCAACAACAATGAATTTGAAGTTAAAAGTGATTTGGCTTCGATAGCACAGGACTATATGGCAATGCTTAACTTTAGCGACTACCAAAATGACTGGTTTATTTCAATGGATAACAACTTTGACATAAGCAAATACAAGTTGCAGGATATGGCAGCAGGTGTAAGTGTTGATGTGCAAATAGCTACTTCGTTTGGTTCAAATCGTTGTCAAGTGCCGGCACAAAATATAACATTTGAAAGCCCAACTGATAGCAGCGGAGTGCCTATGTGGTATGATGCAAAATATATTGCTAATACTGTTTACACTTGCACTGGTTCTGAGGGTTACAATGTAACAATAGCAGCATTAATTAATAGAGGTATATTAAGCGTGTTTCAAGGGGATAAATTACTCGATCCAACAATGTATTCATTCAATGATACTACAGGTCAAATAACATTTGATTATGAATTGCAACCTGAACAAGTTTTACAAATATTAAATAGAAATAAAGTATGAGATTAGTTTTAGCATTATTGATGTGTTGGGGTGTAGCGTTCGCACAAGACACTACTAAGTATTTTAAAAGTGTTGATTATGGCTGGAACTGGCAACGTGGTAAGTTTAGGGGTGGGTTGATACTGCCTACAGATACTGTAAACAATAAGTTAGGAATTGCTCAAATAGGGGCAACTTGTTTTGCTTGGAGTGGGGTAAAATGGAATCCAATAAGCACAACAGATACAGCTTTTTTAGTTAGATATTACAGAAAGAATCAAGTTGATAGTGCTATTTTAGCAAATACTCCAGTACCATTTGACAGCACATCACTAAGCAACAGAATTAATCTTCGTGTGAAATATACTGATACAGCTGCAATGCTAAATCCATATTTAAGAAAAGGTGATACTACTTCATTAAGCAATAGAATAAATTTAAAATTAAATAAATCAGACTCAACTGCTGGTGGTTATTATCCTTATTCAAGTAACCCAAAAGCATATTTAACAAGTGCATCATTAACTGGATATGTTCCTTACAGTAGTTATGGTAGCAATAATGTTAGTGCAAACAATTACTTTGATGGATTTACTTCTGTAGCTGCTAGTGGAACTCAAATAACATTAACAGTTAATTCAACACCATCTTATTTAGTAACAGGTAGTGGTGGACAAACAATAAAACTACCAGATGCAACTACTTTGCCAAATGGAGCAGTATATGATTTTAATAATAATCAAAGTAGTGGAGCAATACTTGTAAATAATAATTCTAATACTTTAGTAAAATCTATTCCATCAGGAGGATACTTAGTATTAACTTTAATAGATAATTCAATAGCTGCTGGAAGTTGGGATGCCCATTTTCAAGCACCTTCAAATGTTAGTTGGTCAACCAATACATTTGATTATGCAGGTTCAATAACTTCTGCAACTTGGAACGGGGTTAAAGTAGCAATAAATAGAGGTGGCACTGGTGCTACTACGGCTGATTCGGCTAGAATTAATTTAGGAGCTACAACAGTAGGTGGCAATTTCTTTACTCTTACTAATCCATCTGCTAAAAGGTTCACACAAATTAATGCAGATAATACAGTATCAACTTTAGATTCAACTGCATTTAGAACAGCTATTGGTGCAGGGACATTTACTTTACCATCATTAACAAGCGGTAGCGTTTTATTTTCAAATGGAACTACTATTACGCAAGATAACTCAAATTTATTTTGGGATAATACGAATAAGAGGTTAGGTATTGGAACTACATCACCAGCAGCTGGAGTTAATGTATCAGGCAGCGTAGTTGGTGCGGTCAGGTTTCAATGTAATAATACTAATTCAGGGGGATTTTCAGACTTTTCATTATTCAATAATACTGCTGCTTTGTCTTGCCAAATGATAGGAACTACAGAAGCTACAACAGGAGCAGCAGGATATGGTAGAATTAGATCAAGTAATGGATCAAGTGGTTTATTACTTGCTGCCGGTGGAACTAACCTACTTAAATTTCAAACTAATGATGCAGATAGAATAACAGTGAGCGGTACTGGTGCTGTAACTATTGCAGCTTTAGGGACTGGAACTGTATATAGTAATAGTGGAGTCTTAACTAATACTAACCCATCGGATGAAAGACTTAAACATAGCATATCAACTATGCCTTATGGACTTGATGAAATATTAAAGTTGCAACCTAAAATATTTTATTATAATTCAGATACAACTGATAGCAATTTAAAATATGGATTTATTGCTCAAGAAGTGCAGAATGTAATGCCAACTGTTATTAGAAAATTAGATGATGAAGGACATTTAGGACTTGAAAGCGATGGTATTTATGTTGCAATGGTTAAAGCTATTCAACAACTAGAGTCAAGAGTTAAAGAATTAGAAAAACTTTTAAATAAATAAAATGCAACATCACGACACTTTTGTAGGAAAAATATTATTTTTAATATCTGTATTGGGAACATACCTAAGCATTACATCAATACAGTCTATATTTACATTAGCTGCTAGTTGTGTGAGTATTGTTGCAGGTTTATTTGCTATTCGTTACTACATTAAAAAATCTAAATAATATGGCAGAAATTACAGCATCATTAGACAATGCGAATAAGCCAGCCCCTAAATGGTTTAGAAAATTAAAAAGAGCATTAACAATGTTAAGTGATACAGCAATAGTAATGTTGTTAGCTATGGGTTACACAGAAAATAGTTTAATAATGTTATGGCTTAGAGTAGGGTTAAGTGGGATATTAAATACTCTAGAAGTTGTTTTAGCCAATGGAGAGGAATATACAAAAACAAATTAAAAAGATTTATATGTCACATCACGTTACGAAATATCCGCCAAATAAACAACTTATTTATTTAGCTGTATTGATTGCATTACTAATATCTGTAATTTCACTACAAAGCTGCAATGCTGAAAAGAAAGCATTAAAGCCATATAAGGCAGTTAATAGTGATGTTGATAGTAGTTATAAGGAAAAGAAAAAAGATTTGATTAGTAGGGTGTGTGCGACAAACTTCCCTATCGAAATTAAAACCATAGTAAAGGACTCAATCAACACTAGAATAGTAAGGGTGCAAGATATGAATGTCATTAATAAATTGAAAGCACAGCTTGCCAAAGGATGCCCAGAAATAAACATAGATAGCATTTATAATGAGTTGCCTTTTGACACTATTTACATTGACCATTATCATACTAAAACTGTTACTCAAAAAGATACATTGAGCCTATATAATATGGGCGTTGAAAATAGTAGATTGACTTATTATAACTTACAATTAAAAAGCGTTATTGATGACAATAATAAAGAAATTGAAAAGCTAAATAAAGATTTAACTAGTGATAAAAAATTAATCAATAAATGGAAGTTTAACTTTTGGCTATTGTTTATTATAATTATTTGTTATTTTGGTTTTAAAGTCTTTAATTTCGTAAGGGGTTTTAAACTACCTTTTTAAAATATGCAAGCAAAACCAACTAAATTAAATATTGCAAGAGAATTTAGATTAAAATATGGTCCTGATATTCCAACTGCTAAGCTAGCTAGAATAATGTATGAGAAGCATCCTGAATGTTTCACAAACGTAGAATGTGCTAGAAGCTGCATAAGATTAGTAGAGGGTAAAAGTGGAGCAGCTAACAAAGCAAAAATGAAAGACAAATCACTTTTTAGCGAAAAAAACAGAACTACTACTCCTTACATTTTGCCAAAATCTGATGAAGAAAGTTTCGAGTTATTTCACATCAAAGGTCATAAAAAAGGATTTATTATTAACGATGTGCATTTGCCTTATCATTCAGTATCAGCTTTAACTGCAGCTATTGACTTCGCTAAAAAAGAAAGCCCTGATTTTATTTTTATTAATGGGGATTTAGTAGATTTTCATTCGGTTAGTTATTTTCAAAAAGACCCACGCAAAAAAAGGTTTAGTGAAGAACTTGATATTTTGCAGGAATTTATTGGCGAGTTGCAAAAGATATTTAAAGGTGTTAAGATATATTACAAGTTCGGAAACCACGAAGAAAGGTATGATAGTTTTTTATATCAGAAAGCACACGAATTAAAGGGAGTTGAAGAGTTTGAACTAGAAGCAATAGTAAAGAAAAGATGCCCAAATATTAGCATAATAAGGGATAAAAGAATAGTTGTAATGAATGGGTTGCCTTTTATTCATGGTCATGAATTCGGTCGAGGTATATTCAATCCAGTAAATGCTGCAAGGGGTTTATTCCTGCAAGCTAAACATTCAGCAGTTAAGGGTGACTGCCATACTTCAAGCGAACATACAGAGCCTAATATCTTCGGAAAATTAATGACAACTTATAGCGTAGGTTGTTTATGTGGATTAACTCCTAAATGGTTGCCAATGAATAAGTGGAATCATGGATTCGCAATGATTGATGTAAGTGAGAAAGGAAAGTTTAAGTTTAGAAATTACCGTATCTATAATGGAGAAGTGATGTAATATGTCAACTATAATGAGCATAACACTATGAAAACATACATAATTTACTTTGAAATATTTGGCAAAAAAATGAAAACTATTATCGAAGCAGATAATAAATCAATAGCCAAACAAATAGTAAAAAACAAAATAATTTTTCATAAAATTATTGCTGAAAATGACGTAGTAAAAAATGATACTATTGATTTAGATGGGTTGAAAAATATGTTAGGAATCCGATGAAATCTGTAAATGAAATAGTACATAAAAAACTTGGCAAACACAAAGCCATAGGACTTGCATACAAAGAAACAGGTGTAATACACATAGACGAAAGGTTGAAAGGAGTTCAACATCTGCAAACACTAATTCACGAAATTGTACACATACAAAACCCAAAATGGTCTGAAATAAAAGTTGAAGGACACTCCGCAGAAATGGCTAAATTAATTTGGGAAAATAATTACAGAAAAATAGAAAATTAATAAATATAATTTATGCCAAAAATTACACAAATATCAGATGCTTGTATTGACTTAGTAAAGTCATTTGAGGGTTTTTTTAGTAAACCTTATTTATGCCCTGCAAAAGTACCAACCATTGGTTATGGTACTATTATCTACCCTAATGGGAAAAAAGTAACTTTAAAAGATTATCCTTGTACTGAAGAACAAGCAATAGAATGGATGCGATTTGAATTAAATCAGAAAGCAAAAGAAGTTGATGCAATGACTACAGATGCAGTGAACCAACAACAATTTGATGCCTTAGTTTCATTTGCATATAATTGTGGAACTGGTGCTTTAAAAAATTCTACATTACTTAAAAGAGTTAATTCTAATCCAGCAGATTTAACTATTGTTGATGCTTTTCTTATGTGGACTAAAGCGGATGGTCAAACATTAGCAGGATTAGTTAGGCGAAGAAAAGCAGAAGCGAAGCTATATTTTAGCTAAAAAAAAGGGGTGTGTAGAAACACTCCCCAAATTAATCAAAAGCTAAATATGAAAACTATTTTATTTGTATTGCTTCATTATCATCAATAATTATTTTTTTAGGTAATCTAAAATTGTGTGGTGCTATATTAATACTTGTTGCCTCTGCTATTTCATAATCTATTTTTTCTTTATTCAAAATAGCTTTAACTTTTGGCAATTCTTTTATTGTATAAAGACAAGTATCTCTAAATACACTAGTTTTATGTACCATATCGAATATTACTGATAAGTATTTATTTTTCTCAAGGTCTATTGAGTAGATGAAATATAATTTATCCATTTTATAATTATGTTTGTATTTTTTAAAAAGGTAAATCTTGACTTAAATCAACTTCAACTGATTTCGCTTGTTGCACTTGCTTAGCAATATATTTCACATTCCCCAAAATTGCACCTTTAACGCCAGCATCTCTATCTTCTTTACTTACGTTTTGCACTATCATTCCAATATTGCCATATTGGTCAGCTTCATCTTTCATTAAGATAGTTGCATCAAGGTAAGTGCCTTTGTCACCTTTGTAAAGTTTCGCTTTGTCAATCTTAGTTACATCTAGTTTGATGCTTATATTTGTTGCCATAATTTTTGAGTAACTCCTCCGAGTTTGTTTAATTAAAAATTGTTTTCTGTAAAATTAAAATCATTAAATTCATCAACTATATCATCAATGTATAAACAAAATAAATAGCCAATATGTCTTAATAAATCTATCATAGTAAATCATTTATTTTTCGGCAGGTTGATGAATGTTTTAAATCTTCAGTATTAGGTTCTATAACATAATACCATTTATTAACTGGAAGTTTCAAGGTTTTAAAATTATCAATTATTTTCTTACGTTCTGAATAATTTCTGTAGTGTGTAGTTCGATGCTTAACATCGTTATACATCACAGAAATGAAACCATTAATAGCTACTACTTTACTTTGTTTTCTTTTTTGCATAATCTTTGAAATTTGAAATAACAAATAATAATTCTGCTTCATACTTGCCTGCAGATGGCAGTATATGTTCCATTGATTTATAGATAGTTAGTAAATCATTACTACTTAAATGTTCAGGAATGAACTTAGTTATTGGTTTTGGTTGAAAATCTGCCATAGTTAACTGTTGTGCCTGAGTTTTTGTTAATCCTCGTAAGCATTCATTAACTTCATTTCTCCATTGTAGTACTTGTTGATTATAGTTTTCAATTAAATACAATCTAAAACTAATAGCTTCATTCTGCTTTTCTAGTTCTGTAAGACTATCTGAAATATTAGCTAAGTTCATTGTTGATTTCTTTTAAAAGTAATTTTGCAAAAAATATTGCATCATCAACTGCATATTCTTTTTCTGTGTATATTTCATCTAGTAGAAGTATTGGCAATAATGCAGATGCTAATTTAGTAACTTTTCGTTTGTAAAAAAACGATTTAATTTTTTTCATCATTTTGCAAGTTTTTGTTATTAATAAAGTTTATTATTTTTCGAGATAATTTGAAGCAGTCCAAAACTTCTTCATCATCACAATGTCCATAATTAGCTACTTTAGCTGCTACCAGTTTAGTAACTACATCTAGCATCATAAAGTTAAATTGATCATCTACTTTTTCTTCTTGTTTTTCTTCTTCCATGCCATCAAAAAAGATTGCAGGATTAGTAATGCTTAATGATTCAAGTCTTTTTAAAATTGTTGATTCGCTGTAAAGTTT